GTTGGTTCATTCAACAAACAAAAAGTATCAGGATTTACTGGTAACTCAACTCGTATGGACATGGCAGAAGATAGAAGTTTAGTAGCTACTATTGATGTTTATGTTTCTGACTTCGGTGAAGTTAGAGTTGTTGCTGATAGATTCCTACGTTCTTCAGGTAGAAGTGCGTTAGTAGTTGATACAGAAATGTTTGCGACTGGTTTCTTAAGACCTTTCCAAACACAAGAACTAGCAAAAACTGGTGATGCTGAGAAACGTTTACTACTCGCTGAGTGGACACTCGTTGCTAAAAACGAAGCATCTTCAGCTACTATTGCTGACTTGACAACTTCATAAAAAATATACAACAACCCGTTGTAAGGGGTAGGTTTTACTTCATTTTCCTACCCCACCCAAGATACTGATTAATAATGACCTTGAAGAACGTATCGCTTCGGAACGAGGGTTATTAATATAAGGAGACTTTAATGAGAACATTAAACGATTATTTTGTAACAGCAGAGATAGAAGACGTATCTACTGCATCTAGTACATTCGTGCCAGTGCCTGACGGTGGACGAGTAATTAAAATTATATCTGCACTACAAGGTGCTATTAGTGGTGGTAATGCTGCAGTTTCTTTTGAAATTGGTGGTACAGCTATTACTGGTGGTGGCATAACAGTTGCTCACTCAGGTTCAGCAGCAGGTGATGTAGATTCAGCAGAACCAACAGCAGCTAATAGAGTTGAAGAAAATGGAACTATCGAAATGATAACAGATGGTGGCTCTACAGGAACAGCTAAATTATTAGTAACATTTGTAGTTAGGAGATAAGCATGTCAAGAATGAGAGTAACAAATACTATCGTAAGAGGTGTTACTGCTACATCTCAACAATCTACAGCTACTGATGCAAATACTGAATATGTTAGAATTGTATCTGATACAGATGGAGTCCATATAGCTTTTGGTGCATCACCAACAGCAACAACAAGTACAACAATACTTGGTGCATATGACCCTGAAGTATTTAAGATTGACGGTGGTATGAAAGTAGCTGCAATACTTGCAAGTGGAACAGGTAACATTTATATAGATGAGTTAAGCGAATGAGAAGAAAGATAGGCAATGGTCAAACATTTCATTACCATGAACCTACTGGTGAGTTTGCTATAGAACACATCGAAAATATACAACCCCTTTTAGACCAAAATAAAAAACTTCAAAATGAAGACCATAGTATACGAGACGAGTTTAGACTCTCTGCTCGTATACCTATGACTGTAGTTTATGAATGGAAAAGACTATTTGGGGTTGATGTATATAAAAAAGACCACGCACAAGCAGTAAAAAAATTATTAAACAGTCCTGATTACAGGTATCTAAAGACAACCAATAGGCGCATATAATGGCAATATCGAATTACTCAGAACTTAAATCAGCTATCGCTGACTGGTTAGATAGAACAGATTTAACTGATTCTATTTCTGACTTTATTACACTAGCAGAAGCTAGACATAAAAGAGATTTTAAACTTAGAAGAATGGAAACAAGAGTTACAGCAAACACTATAGCTGATACTGAGTATTATACATTGCCAGACCAATATGTTGCTATGCGTAATATACAATTAAACACTGACCCTAAAACATCTTTAGAATATTTAACACCTGAACAAATGGACAGGATATATGCAGGAAGTATGAAAGGTAAACCAAGAGCATATAGTATTATAGGGAATGATATACAGTTAAGACCAATACCTGATAGCGCATATGAAATAGAAATATTATATTTTAAACACTTTACTGCCTTATCAGATTCAGCGCCTACTAACGAGATGCTAACTAACCATCCTGATATTTATTTATATGGCTCATTAGTAGAAGCAGAACCTTATTTACAAAACGATAAACGAATTCAAACATGGGCTAGTTTCTATGATAGAGCAAAGAAAGATATAATAGATTCTAATGAAAGAGATAGACACTCAGGTGTAGCTCCTACAACAAGAGTTGATTACGGATTATATTAATGACTACATGGGCAGAACAATCTACAACTAGTACCAACTGGGAACTAGAAGGAACATTTTTTTTTAAAACAGAAGATGATTTGTTCTTTTTTGCAACAGAAAACAATATTATTTTTGAGCAAGAAAACATACCAGTATTAACAGTTGATGATTGGACAGTACAATCGACAACAGCAACCACATGGACATAAATGGCAAATAAGAAATTTTCAGAATTAACAGAAGTTATTACCCCCAATAGTGAGTCTATATTTGCTACAGCTTACGATGGGGATAACTTTAAAGTTACACTAACAAACATAGCTGCAAACATGCCGTCTATTACTACAACTGGCACAGTTACAGCTACAACGTTTATAGGTAATGTAACAGGTAATGTTACAGGTTCAGTTACAGGTAACGCAGATACAGCTACAGCTTTAGCTACAGGTCGTACAATAGGTATGACAGGTGATGTTACTTGGACTTCAGCATCTTTTGATGGTACAGGTAATGTAACAGGCACAGCTTCTATAGGAAGTGGTGTTATTGTTAATGCCGATGTCAATGCAAGTGCAGCA